GCGCAGGTGTACGGCGATGCGCGGGTGTCCGGCGATGCGTGGGTGTACGGCGATGCGTGGGTGTACGGCGATGCGCGGGTGTCCGGCAATGCGCAGGTGTACGGCGATGCGCGGGTGTCCGGCAATGCGTGGGTGTACGGCGATGCGCGGGTGTCCGGCAATGCGCAGGTGTACGGCGATGCGCGGGTGTCCGGCGATGGCTTGATTTTTTGGGCTTCAAAAGTCGGCATTGAAAACGGCACGCTGACCGTCTACAACACAAAAGACAACGAATTAGAAGTAACTCGCGGATGCTTCAAAGGTTCCGTTGATGAGTTTTTATCTGCGTCTGAGGAAAAGCACGACGAACAAATGCACCTTGAATATAGACTTTTGATTGAAATCGCACATAGCCGAATCACACGCGCACGGAAGTATGCAAATTGAAAACAATCAACGTAAGCGAAGACGCACTAAACACCATCAAGCGCATGGCAGAGGAGCGTGAGCAGGAGATCGAGATTTTGCGAGAGAGTTTGAGAGCTATTCGGGACATTGCGGCCAACCAATTAGCGGTGAAGCCGTGTGCAATAGTCTGGGACATCTGCAATAAAAACTTATGCGAGTGACACTGCACAACCGGCAACAGGCTCACACGGCTTTTATTGCGACCTATGAGAAAGCAAAAGAAGGGATACAGGCTGGAAAAAAGCTGGTGCTATCGCTGACAGAGGAAAGCAAAACCCGCGAACAAGAGCAGAAATACCATGCAATGATTGGCGAGATTGCCAAGCAAGCGCAGCATCTAGGCGCAACATGGGATTCAGAAGACTGGAAACGGTTGTTAGTGCAAAAGTTTTGCAAGGATTACAAAATGGCTGGTGGTCGCATCATTCCGAACCTAGACGGTGACGGAATTGTGCAACTAGACTTTCAAACCCGAAAGTTCACCAAAGAGCAGGGTAGTCAGTTTATCGAGTGGCTTCACGCATGGGGCGCGGAGCATGGGATCGTTTTTAAGGAGTGAGGCATGGAAAATGGACAGCTAAAGAACGACGAAAAGGCAAAGTTTCCATATCGCAAGCTTGTTTTTGAATTTGGATGGGAGAAACGAGTCCCAATTTTTGCGTTTGGCTTTGCATCTCCATCTGAATTGGTTTTGATTATTTGGCCAATCAAGTTTTGCCTTGCGCTTAGGTATTGAACTGCACCATGACCAAAGACGAAAAGCGCCATAAAGCAAAGCTGGCAGACATGGCCTGCATCATTTGTGAGCGCATCTATGGGCAACACGCTGGCGGCAATGTTGAGCTACACCACTTGAGGACTGGAGGATGGGGGAAAGGCGACTACAAGACGCTTATTCCGCTATGTTTCAACCATCATAGAGGCGCAGAGGGCATCCACACGCTAGGGACAAAAGAATGGGCGCGGCATTTTGACGTTAGCCAGCAGGATTTACTAAACGAGATTTTGGAGAGAACAAGTGCGTAAGCAGTGCAAGCGAAAAGTCTATCAACTAATGAACCCTATAAGCCTCGCAATCGAGGGAGCCTGCATTACCCCTGACGCACCACTATCAGAGCTACAGAGAGGCGAACAAGCCTACCTAGACGCCCTTGTAGCGGGAGTGGATGACCTGAATGGATATTACGGACTGTGTGCAATGCTTGGAGTAGCAGAGACTATGGCCCGTAACGGCATCGGCCCCGAAGTGACGCAGGCTTGCAAAGTGGCTGAGTTTTCGCTGATTAAGATGAAAAACCGCTATGACCGATGGGGTAAGTGGGACATCACTGAAGGCGAAAAGCACTCAATCCGAGAGCTTATGGAATGGCATCACCTACAGCGCACAAGCGTAAGCCGTGGTGAGTATGAGAAATTTATCGCAAAAGCGACTAACAGAATGCGCAGCAAAGCGCCGGAGGTGGTGGCGGTATGACTGATTTAATTGAACTGCGCAAGCTGGCAGAGGATGCGACACAAGGCGAGTGGTGTGCAAAACTAGAACAATGCCCATACCCTAACTGGTACTTAATTTATTCTGAACAGGTAGACCCCCCGCTTATCGTGCAGGTTTTGCGCGGGAGTTCTATTGCAGGGATTGCCTCCCATTCTGATTCGTACACAGAGAAAACGCCTCGAGCAGTTGCCGCACATGCAAACGCCGCCTACATTGCAGCAGCCAACCCAGCCACTGTTATCACATTGTTAGACCAACTTCAAGCGCTAGAGCAGGAAGTTGAAGAGATAAAGTCATTCTGGAAAGAGGCAATGCTTAGAAACCGTAACATGTTGGACGAGCTGCAAACCTTAAAGGCGCAGATGAAACAAATCAGCGACAACAACATAGGCCAACTAATTGAAACATCGCAAAACCTAGGGCTGTACGACAAATGACCATGGAAATAGTCTATAACTGTATGCTCTCAGGCATTACAGACCGTGAGCGCATCGTCAAGAAAACAGGCATGAGCAGGCGACAGGTGCAGGCCGCATTGAGTAGCCTGTATCGGCAAGGTAAGCTGGCTGTGGCAAGTGTAGAGACCATCGGCAGGAACAAGCAGTATACCTATACGGTAGGGCAAAAGCCGAGCATTTTTAGTAACGTAAATTCAATTTTTAACGTGGGAGTTTTATGAGCACATCAGATGGTGTTTTCGTAGTGTTTTTGATGGTTATTGTTGTTTTCTGTTTTTCCATGCTTGGATTTATCAGTGGACAGGAATCAGGCTCTAAAAAAGCATGCCAATCCGTAAAGCTTGAATGGGTGCAGGATAAGTGCATGAAAGTAACTAGGGAGGCTGTATGAACTGCAAGCAAGGTGATTTAGCGATTTTGATTAAGAGCTATGCAGGCAATGAAGGAAAGATTGTTCGATGCATTGCACATGTCCGCCGTGATTTTGCTTATGAGGGGGTAGTAGATGCGTGGATTACAGAGCCAATGCTCACAAACATAGATGGCGAAGAAATCCCAACAACAGACCATCGTTTGAGCCCAATCCGAGACAATGATGGAGAGGATGAGACATTGCAATGGGCACCAGTTCCCACGAAGGAGAAAGCATGAACGAAGAACGCGAAGACCGTGAACTAGACGCGCTACTAGCTGGAGGCTTGTTCGGAGTAGCGTTTGCTTTTACGATAGTGGGCGCAATTATTTTGCTAAACCTAGGGTAAACCCTAATATGCAGACGAAAAACAAGCGCTATGATTGAGCCATCAACAACGCAACCGGAGAGAAATCATGACAACAACACAAGCAAAACAAATGAAATACGGTGTAAAAGTGATGTACCACGCAACACCAGCAATTGTTCAGCGCGTATCTTCAAACGGTGTATATGTTAGTTATGAGCGCCGAGGCGAATACATCACTGAGAAGGTTTCAGCACGTTATTTGGAGTTGATTTAATGAAAGAATTTTTATCAGACCCTTCAAGGGTATTTAATGCAATTTCAATATTTCTTGTTGGAGTAATTGTTGGTTTGTTTTTAAACTGCTAAAATAGAACAAAGGGCAGGCTCAAGTGTCTCCCTCCGGCAGTCTCAATCCTAGACTGGACAATTCTCTCAAGTGCGACCACTGACAGCCCGATTGTTTTGGCAGTGCAAGCATCAAAAGCGCCGAGCCTTAAACATAAGCGCAATTGTGAGAATGGATGTGTTATCAAAGCGGCGGCGTGGAAGGACACGCAACAGCCAATCATCGCAGAGCTCCATGGTAGGGCGATGACGGGGTTTGATACCTTGTTGCACAAGGTTACTCGAAAGGGGCGTAAAGCTGGTATCAAGCCCAGCACGCTTTGATAACACTATGAAACCAGAAGACAAAAAAGACCTATCGCAATTCCTGCGTATTTCGGAAACACCTCCGAAGTACCGGATATGCGCTTTATGTCTAGAGGAAGTAGAAAGAGAAACGTATGACCAGCACATGCGAGACCATGGATATGAAATTCTCGAAGTGACGCCCATGAAATAAGCCGCTTGGCATCTTCGATGCAGCTAAAGCAGGAGGCTTACTTGATGGTGAATGCGTAGGCTGATACGAGGCGGGAAGGTTAAATCGAGCCGCTCCCAGAAATGGGCTGACCGCCGCAGCGTCGCGGGTAAACGATGCAAAGCCAGAGATCAGCACTGGCCACCATCAACTATCACGCATGCGGATTGAACTAGCAGCAAGTCGGTGAAAGCCCGGCACAGTCCGCAGCCGTGATGGTGTAACTCAGTGAGAGCGGGGTCTAATAGGCTTCAGCCCGAGGGTGATCGGGATGGTAAACGCCAGCGCAGGTAAACCCCTGCCGCCATCAACACAAAAGCACAAACCATGCCTATAATTGAACATCACGGAAAACCCGAGGTGCCCAATGTCTGAAAACAACAACCCGAAACAAACGCGCAAAGGTAAGACGAACAATCCTAACGGTAGACCCGCAGGAACGCCCAACAAGGCGACAACGCAAGCGCGTGAGGCCATAGCCCTATTCGTAGACGGAAACGCTCATAGGCTCTCTGAATGGCTCGATCAAGTGGCGCATGGAATCCCAGATCAAGACGTAAAGCCTAACCCAGCAAAGGCGTTTGAGTTGTTTCAGTCCGTAGTGGAGTATCACATCCCTAAGTTAGCGCGCACAGAGATGGCAAACGCTGACGACAAGGCTTTTGAGACAGTCAACCGAGTGCAGTTCGAGATTGTCAACCCTCAAACTTAAAGTACCGGCAAAACTAGCCCCATTACTCCAGCCAAAGCGCTACAAGGGCGCATACGGTGGGCGAGGTGGGGCTAAGTCGCATTTCTTCGCAGAGCAGATCGTATGCCAAGCCCTAACGGGTAAGCGCATCGTATGTCTGCGAGAGGTGCAGATCAGCATCAAGGAATCTGTTAAGCAGCTCATTGTGGACAAAATCATAGGCATGGGCCTAGATTCGCAGTTCACCATTCTGGAATCAGAGATACGAGGGCCGCACGATAGCCTAATCATCTTCAAGGGCTTGCAGTCTTTCAATGCTGCGAATATCAAGTCTCTAGAAGGCTTTGATATTGCATGGGTAGAGGAAGCCCAGACCCTTAGCCAGCACTCGCTAGACCTGTTACGGCCTACCATCCGTAAGCCCGGCTCTGAACTGTGGTTTAGCTGGAATCCACGTTACAAGACAGACGCAGTAGACAAGTTCTTTCGCAAAGACAAGCGAGAGGACGCTATCTGCATCATGATTAACTGGTACGACAATCCATGGTTTAAAGGCACGCCACTCTACGCGGATATGCTGGCAGACTTTGAAGCCGATGAGGACAAAGCCGAGCATGTATGGAATGGGGCGTATGGCTCAAGCCAAGGCGCTATTCTGGCTAAGTGGGTGGGACAAGCCGAACGAGAGGGACGAATCCACGATGGCGTAGAGTACGACCCAGACGGGGCGAAGATTGTCATATCGTCTGACCTTGGTTTCAGGGATACAACCGCATGGTGGTTCTGGCAATCAGTGCCTGGCGGGTTTAACCTTGTGGACTACACGCAGGGCAACGGAATGGACGCCGATGACTGGATACCCGAGCTAAGAGACAAGCTCTCTGATATTGGTGGTCGCAATTGCCTAGGGAAGATATGGCTACCGTCTGACGCACGGGCTAAAACATTCCAAAGCAAGCACACGGCCATTGAGCGATTCATTGCGGCATTTGGGCACGACAAACTAGCGATAGTCCCGCAGTCTCGCAAGTCAGACCAGATCGAGGCCGCACGAACCACAATCAAGAAGTGCGCATTCCATAAGACCAAGTGCGAGGAAGGCATAGACGGGCTAATGGCGTGGGAGTTCGTCTACAACGAAGAATCAGGCGTATTTAGCCGAGAGCCTAACCACAATTGGGCATCACATCCGAGCGATGGATTTGCCTATGGGTGTCAAGTAATGTCGCAAGTTGTCGCAAAAGAACCCGAAAAACCCGCAGAATTTGCCATAAAAGGCGTAAATGGGCGCATAATCACCCAAACCCTAGATAAACTCTGGGCAGAAACCCCTACAAAGCGCGAGAGGTTCTAATGCTCCAAGCAATCATTCAAGCCCTGAGAACATCCAATCCCGAGCTAGGCGGCATGGCTGGACAGGCACAAAAGACACTGGCCGTTACCCCTGAATATCGGGCGTATCAGCTTGCCAAGCAGGAAAACGGACAAGCTCCCGTAAGCCTTGAATCATTCATGAAGGGTGAGCGATGAGCGTTCTATCCGTCATCAATGGTCAAGTGCAGTTAGGCACAGCAGCACCCGCAGTGACTGACACATTCCAAAACGGAATTCTCACATCCACCGCAGGATTGAACCGAGCTATCGTTACTGGTGGTGATGAATACTGCAACGGCCTATTGTTGACAGACGCAGGGCAGGTGCGCTACTTTGATGCCACGGCAGGCTTACCCGCAGACGTGCAATGGTCCGATGGCCTTCCTTTGTCTGCTAGTGGGTTGTGCATCTCTACCGGCCCCGCTGTAACCTATGCAAACGGCATTCCCTTTGCTGCTAATGGCGCGGTATCTGCCGCGATTACCCCATGACAGAAGACGAAATCAACCTAGTAGACGAACACCGCCGCTGGACGCAAGAGCTGAAACTCGCAGCCGACGAGGATAAGAAGTGGCAGAGGCGTGGTGACAAAATCGTCAAGCGCTATCGTGATGAGCGCCAAGGCTGGAGCGATTCCGGAAAGCGCTATAACATCCTTTGGGCAAACATCCAGACAATGCTCCCCGCCTTGTATGGCCGTACACCACGCGCACAAGTAGAACGCCGTTGGAAAGACAAAGACCCCGTAGGCCGCACAGCTTCGGTCATTCTTGAACGCGCACTTCAATACGAGATCGACCACTATGGTGACTTCGATAACACGAATAAACATGCGGTACTTGATCGGCTACTGCCGGGACGCGGAACAGCGTGGGTTCGATTTGAAACGAAGGAAGTGGCGGAAGCAGAGGTAATCGAGCAGCCAGTCGAGGATGTGCTGGGCGAGCAGCCCGACATGACCTATGAATGCACTCCCACTGACTACGTTTTCTGGAAAGATTTTCGCTGCTCTCCCGCTCGGACATGGGATGAGGTGGTATGGGTAGCCCGTCGTATTTACATGAGCCGTGCAGACGGTGTAAAGCGCTTTGGCGAGGACTTTAAAGAAGTACCACTTGCCCATGAGCCTATCGGCCTCGATGACCTGAGCAAAACAGGCGCAAGCCAAGCCGAGCAAGAGAGCCTGAAAAAGGCCATTGTCTGGGAAATCTGGAGTAAGAACGACAAGCGAGTCTACTGGGTTGCCGAGGGGCACAACAAGCTATTGGATAGCAAGGAAGACCCCTACGGGCTAGACAACTTCTGGCCCTGCCCTAAACCTCTTTTCGCTACCCAGACGACAGATACCCTAGTTCCCGTACCTGATTACGCGCTATACCAAGACCAAGCCGAAGAAATCGACATGCTGACGCAGCGAATCGGTATGCTCACTGAGGCGCTGAAGGTTGTAGGCGTGTTCGACGCAAGCCAGCCAGCTATTGCGCGCATGCTGAATGAGGGCGTGAACAATACTCTCATCGGCGTGGATTCGTGGGCGGCATTTGGCGAGAAGGGTGGGCTAAAAGGAACGGTAGACTTCCTGCCTCTTGACCAAGTAGTCATGGCTTTAACCCACTGCTACACAGCCCGAGAGCAGGCCAAACAGGTGGTGTACGAAGTCACCGGCCTGTCAGACATCATCCGAGGCGCGTCTATGGCCTCCGAGACTGCTACAGCCCAGCAGATTAAAAGCCAATATGCCTCGCTCCGCTTGAAGCGTATGCAGACCGAAGTGGCTCAATTCTGCTCTGAGTTGCTACGCATCAAAGCTCAGATGATGTGTGACCTGTACAGCCCTGATAGCCTGATTCAAATGTCTGGCATTCTGGGAACGGATGACGCGCAATATGCCGAGCAAGCAATCGCACTGATTAAACAGGAACCCGCACGTTCATTCCGCATCGAAGTTGCCGCTGACTCTCTGGTGGAAATGGATGAGATTGGCGAAAAGCAGAGCCGCACGGAGTTTATGCAAGCATTCGGCGCAGTCTTGAGAGACGCAGTGCCAATGGTGCAAGCTGCACCTGAAATGGGCGCTTTGGTGGGTGAAGTCTTGCAATTCGTAGTCCGCACCTTCAAGGGTGGGCGTCAGTTGGAGAACGTGCTGGAAAACACCATTCAAAAGATGAATGAGCCTAAGCCCCCTGCACCGACTCCACCAGACCCCGAGCAAATCAAGGCTCAGGCCGCTATGCAACTAGAGCAGGCTAAACAGTCCGCAATGGCCCAGACTGAGCAATTCAAAGCCCAGAACGCGCAAGCAATCGAAGTCGCGAAGATGCAGCACGCTATTGAGCTGGAGCAGATCAAGCAGCAAGCCGAGACAGAGCGCGCAATGTACCGCGCACAGCTTGACAGCGAGACAAAGCTACAGATTGCCGCAATGAACGCGCAAGCCGCAGAGAAGCCAACCGCACAAATATCCATTGATGGCAAGGAAGAACTCGGCGCAGTGGGTGAGGAAGTCAAGGCGATGGCCTCTCAAGCCGTGGCAGGAGTTGACGCACAATCGCAGGCTATCACTCAGGCAGTGACCATGCTGGCAGACGCTGTGCAGCAAATGAACCGTCCTAAACGCAGGATGGTAGAGCGTGGGCCTGATGGACGCGCTATTGGTGTTATTGAAGTGAGCGAGGACTAATCATGGCTGATTTAATTGGCGCAGTGGGCGAGGTCAAAATGACGATTGAAATCAAGCGAGCAGCTACCGGAGAGACTGAAACTGTAGAGCTAGTCGGCTTCGTTGATGAAAAGCAGCGAGACGCATTCTTTCAAGCACAAACCGAAGTCAAAGGGGAATAATCATGGCAGTAACTCACACAACCGCAATTCGCAACGGCGCAACCGATTACGTGACTGGACAGCTAGGCGCATCGCCTCGGCTGGTTTTTCGCTTGACTGGCACGGTAAGCTCTCCGGGCACGGCTGTGGCCACTCTGGTAATGAGTGCAACCCCATTCGGTGCTGCATCGGCAGGCACGGCAACAGCTAACGCCATCACCAGCGACACCAATGCAACCGGCAACGCTTCTCCGGTAGCCACGGCAACACTGCAAACTTCGGGCGGTACGGTTTGTGTTCACTGTGCTGTGGCGGCTTCGGCTTCTGACATCGTGATGACTAACGGACTAACTGTTGCCGCAGGAGATACCGTGTCATGCTCCTCTCTGACCTACACCGCACTGAGCGCATAACATGGCCGATAACGTAACCCTACCCGGCACTGGCTCTGCGGTAGCCACTGACGACATCGGCGGCATTCAATACCAACGAGTTAAACCCTCGTGGGGGTCGGATGGATCTGCCGTGGATGTGGACGCCACAAACCCACTGCCCACAAGCAAAAACGCGAGCATCTTCCGATTCTCCACCAACAACACCAGCACTGCACAGCTTGCAGCCGCTGCCACGTTTACAGGTGTCATCGAAACCGCGCTAGACCAGCCGAGCATCTCGCTATTGCTTACAAGCGATCAGCCAATCACGCTGACCGTCAAGCAGTACATTGACTTGGCAGGTACTCGCGCAGTCCCTGATGTGGTGTTTTACGTTGATGCCAACTTAGGCTTCGCTCGTTCTTTCCCGCTGAATGGCAACTATGTGCAGGTAACGGCGACCAATACGGGCGCGTCAACTACTACCACATTTAACCTGAATACAGCCTATGGCGATTTGGGCGATGCCGACAGCTCAGGCGCACAGCCGGTAACTGAATTGCCTCTGGTATTGCGTGGTGCAGCGGCACAGACTGCTACCGTTAACAACATCCTGCAACCCACATCGGGCACTGCTGGATTGAACGTGTCGGGCTACCGTGCGGCATCGGTTCAGGTGGTATCTACTGGCACAGCGGGTACGTTTATCTTTGAGCAGTCAAACGATAACGTGAACTGGATTGCCTTGCCGGTGTTTAACGCTGCATTGGTGACGGGTGTTCCTATCACTGCGGCCATTACTGCCACGGCGTCGCAGATTGTCTATACCTTTGCCATTCGCTGTAACTTTGTTCGCTTGCGGATTGCAACGACCATTACAGGCGGCTCTATTCAGGCATTCAGCCGTATCAGCACAGAGCCTTGGACGCCCACGGCGACATTGGTGGGCAACCCAACCGCTGCAAACTTGCAGACCACTGCGACAGTAACAGGCTACCCAACTGCGGCGGCTTCTGCCGACGCCTTGGCTAACCCGACAGTCACGCAGATTGGTGCGGCTGCTCTGACGTTCAACGGTACTTCGTGGGACAGACAGCGCGGTATGTCCACAGCCCTGACCACTGGTGATACAGGCGCAAAGACTGCCACAGGAAACGGCGCAACCATCACCAATATCGGCAACAAGGGTGTGCAGATTCTGGTGAACATGGGTGCGGTATCGGGCACCACTCCGACAGCCGTTATCAAGGTGCAAGGGTCAACCGATGCAGGCACAAGCTGGTACGACATCCCCGGCGCTACTACGGCTTCGCTTACAGCCACGGGTTTGTATGGAATCACCATCTACCCCGGCATTGCGGTGACTGCGGGTGTAGCCACTACCGGCACAACTGCTACAGCGAGCATGGTCATTCCACGCACATGGCGCATCGTCTGGACGATTGGAGGTACTACTCCGAGCTTCACCTTAACTAACGTGCAGTACATCTATTTGCCGAACTAACACACACGCGACTGAAAGAAAAATGAATGTCGCTGTTACTTCTATTTAATCAACCTTCCGGTGGTGGCGGTTCCGCTCCCACGGTAGGCGCTGTTTCCAGCGTTAACGGTAGCACGACTCCGGGCGTTACCACTCAAGCCACAGGCTCGACCTTCATCGTTTTTGCGGTGGTGGTAGGCAATGACCCAACGAGCGTCACCGATAACTACGGAAACACCTATGTTCCTTTAGGTGCTGCGCAGTCTTGGACGGTCACTTACAACACGCAGGCGCGAGCATTCATCTGCGAAAACGGTGTCGGTGGTGCGGGTCACACGGCATCTATCGGTGTCACTTTCTACGACCCAAAAACATTCTTTGTTGAGGTCAAAGGCGGTTTAACGGCGTCCTCTGTTGATGTCAACGACTACTCGGTGGTGGGTTCAACAGCGAACCCGCTGACCAGTCCAACGGTAACAACAACGGCGGCCAATGAGTTGCTGCTTGCTTTTGCGGCTGGTGACGTAAGCCCGAGCGCTGAAGTGTGGGGCAATAGCTTCACAGAGCTGGCATCGCAGCTTGACCCCTCAAACATCGGCGGGTCTGTAGCAGCTTTAACGACAACGACTGCGGGCTCTTATCAACCATCCTATTCTCGAACCACATCATCTGCATCTGCCTCGATGTGGATGGTTTCGATTAAGCCTGCCGCAAGTAGCTCAACCACACACACGACATCGGGAGCGCTAACGGGTCAAGGCTCTACCGTAGCAGGTACAGCGGCGCACATTGCGGTTCACGGCACTACAGGTGCACTGACAGGCCAGATTGGTTCTATTGCTGGAACGGCTACGCGCTTCCGTGCCATGTCGTCTAGTGGCGCACTGGTAGGCCAAGGGTCAACCATTGCGGGTAGTGCAGCACGGGGCGCAGGCTTCACAACGCACGACACATCCGGCGCACTGACTGGGCAAGGGTCTACCCTATCCGGCACATCAGCACGATTCCGCGCGTTCACATCTTCGGGTGTACTGACAGGCCAAGGCTCCGTCATTGTTGGAACTGCGGTTCACAACGTACCTCATGCGACAAGCGGCGTATTGGCAGGCCAAGGCTCGGCAATCGCAGGAACTGCTGCACGTGCTGGCACTCCGGTTGCTCACGCCACATCAGGCGCATTGGTAGGCTCTGGCTCTGTAATCAATGGCTCGGCAATGATCGGGCAGTTGATGCAGGATACCCATGATGGGTATTGGCATAAGCAGTGGGAAAAGCTCCACAAAAAGAAGCCAAAGCTAGAGGAAGTCATTGAACTGGTGCAAGAGCAGCCAGAGATAGCGCTAGAGGAAGTAAAAGAGGCAGTTCAGCGCGAATATCCTCAGATTGACTACACACAAATAGCGCAAAACGCAGAGCTACAGCTATATGTAGCTAAACAGATACTCATTGCTTTAGAATTGCGCAGAATCGCAGACGATGAGGATGATATTGAAATCTTAATGCTGCTATGACCGAAAAGACCGATAAAGAAAAATGGCTTGAGCTTTGGAACCTATCCGGCGAGGAAGGCGAAAGGCAGTGGCAACTCAAGCAAGAAATGCACGCACGCCCCCCAAGGGTTAATTACGTCATTCCCGATATTGGCGGGTATCAATCTCAGGCAACGGGCGAATGGATTAGTTCACGCTCGGCGCATCGTGAGCACTTGAGGAAAAACGGGCTAATAGAGCTTGGCAATGAAAAACTCAAGCCTCCCGAGCCAAAGAAAGACCCGACTATCAAACGAGACATCATTAATGCCGTTAATTCGGTTCTAGGTTAATCAACCAAAGGAAAGAGAAAACCTCTTATGTCAGACCTACGCAGTGCCCTTGAATCCGCTTTTGAAGATAAAACGGATGAAGCTCCCCAGACTGAAACTGTAGTCAATACGCCTGAACCCGTCACTCAGGATAAACCCCTAGAGATAACAGCCGAGCAACGTGCTAGGGATGAGGCTGGGCGATTCGCGGCAAAGGAAACCGCACCCGAGATTCCAAAGGAAGAGCCAAAGCCAATCAAGGCCCCTTCAAGCTGGAAGCCTGCCGCACAAGAAGCCTATTTGAAGGCAGGGCGAGGCGAAGCGCTGACGCCCGAAGAAGCGCGGATTCTGACTCACGAGGCAGACCGGCGAGAATCTGACTTTCACCGTGGAGTTGAAGAATTTAAGACCCACGCGCAGAAGGCCCGAGCATATGAGGCAGTGATTGCCCCTTATCAGCAAACACTCCAAAGCCTCGGAGTGGACGCGCCTACAGCTATCGGGGCGCTGTTAAAAGCCGACCATACTCTGCGATATTCTGACCCCGCCACTAAAGCGCAGTATTTCCAGCAACTCGCGCAACAGTACGGGGTTAATCTGGAGCAAATCCAGAATCCACCGCAATATGACCCACAAACCCAGTATTTGATGCAGCAATTAAATGAATTGCGTCAAACTCAGGCACAGTGGCATAATTCAATTCAACAGCAAGAGCAAACCCGCGCTAATCAAGAGTTAGAGCAGTTTGCAGGAGCTGGGAACGCACACTTCGATGCTGTGCGCAATGATATGGCAGACTTACTAGAGACTGGTAAGGCCACATCACTGCAAGATGCATACGAGAAGGCTGTTTGGATGAATCCAGACATCAGGCAATCCCTGATTGAACAGCAACGGTCAGAAGCTCAGAAAAAGGCTATGTCAGAAGCCCAAGCCCTACGCGCAAAAACTGCGGCGGTATCGGTAAAAGGTTCTAGTCCTAGCGCTGGCGGCGTACAGACCAATGGAAGCGATTTGCGATCTTTGATTGCGAGTCAATTTGGCTAATTCAATTTAAAGGAACCTGAACCATGGCAACTTTTGCTAACTTGTCGGACATTATCTCGACAACTATCCAATCTCGTAGCGGAACCCTTGCGGACTCCGTAACCCGTAACAACGCACTGTTGGCGAAACTGAAAGAGCGCGGCAACGTCAAGCCGTTCTCCGGTGGTAACGTGATTTTGCAGGAACTGATGTACAACGATGCCTCCACCCTGAACGCATCTTCGTATAGCGGTTACGACACAATCGACATCACCCCGAACAGCCCAATTTCTGCGGCTCAGTTCGACCTGAAGCAGTACGCTGCTGCTGTGTCTATCTCTGGCTTGGAGCAACTCCAAAACGCTGGCAAAGAGCAGATCATCGATATGCTTGAAGGCCGTGTGCAAGTTGCCGAAGCTCAGTTGATGAACCAGATCAGCGCTGGCGTGTATTCTGACGGTACTGGCAACTCTGGTAAAGACATCACCGGCTTGGCTGCTGCTATCTCCACTTCGCCTACCTCTGGCACCTATGGCGGCATTAACCGTGCTACATGGAGCTTTTGGCGTAACGTGGCGTTTGACGCGACTACTGATGGCGGCGCTGCTGCTACCTCTGCCAACATCCAGTCTTACATGAACCGTGTGGCTGTGCAGTTGGTGCGTGGTACTGATCGTCCCGACATGATCGTGGCCGATAACAACTACTACCGCTTGTTCCTTGAGAGCTTGCAAGCTATCCAGCGCGTGACTTCCGAGTCCTCTGCCGCTGCTGGCTTCACCTCCATCAAGTACATGGGCGCTGGCTTGAACTGCGACGTTTACTTGGACGGCGGTATTGGTGGCTCTATCCCCACTAACCGCATGTACTTCATTAACTCGAAGTTCTTGTTCTTGCGCCCACACCGCGACCGCAACTTCGTGCCAATTGGCGGCGACCGTCAATCTGTTAACCAAGACGCCATCGTCCGATTGATGGGCTGGGCTGGTAACTTGACCTGCTCCGGCGCTCAGTTCCAAGGCGTTTTGGCTGATTAATGGATAGGGCTTCGGCCCTTCCTATTTAACATCGAAAGGAATTTATCATGGCTGCTCCATTTTCCATTACCCCCAGCGTAGGCGCTGACTTGAACACTATCACTCTGGCTGCTGATATTGCCGCCGGTAAAGTGACTGATGCCCGTTTGGGTTCTCAGGTGTTCGGTTCTAACGGTCGTCGTTATGTGTACGTGCAGGCTAACGCCTCCATTCCCGCATCGACTGCCGTTTGCACAGTCAACACGACTACATTCTTGCTGACTGCCTCTGGTGGCTCTTACTTGTCCCCCGCGGTTGCCGCGGCGACTGGTGATCGCCTCTGGGTGTCCGTGGCTTCTGTCTAATATGGGTGGCCCTTCGGGGCCATTCTCTAAGGAGTAAACAATGGCTATTCCAACCCGTCTAATGGGCGCAGGTAACTCTGCATCCGCTGCCGTACAAATCTGCGGCGATGTTGCCGACACTCTGACCGCTACCGGTACAACCAATGCTGATGCTCTGCAAATCTCTGCGATCATCAATCGTGTAACCACAACCGCGCTGAACACAGGTGTGCGTTTGATGTTGCCCGAGCAAGGTTCTCAGGTAGTGGTAGTTAACTCTGGCGCCAACGCTTTGCTGGTTTACCCCGGCACTGGTGCGCAGATTAATGCACTTACCGCAACCACTGGTGGCTTCTCTGTTGCCGCTGGTGGGCGAGCTTTGTTTGTGGCTACAAGTTCCGCTAACTGGTTCGCTGTTTTGTCGGCATAATAAGGTAGCCCTTCGGGGCTATCTTCTCTTTAACTTTGAAAGGTAATCCATGAGCCAACCTCATCTGGAGTCCAACGTATTTGCAACCGTCTATTCGGAGGCTGTAGAGCTTAAGGCAGAGTCTGAAAAAGCAGGCCGCCCAATCTTTAAAGATATGCCATTTATTCGTATCACCATCCCCGGCGATACAAACAACATCATTGAGCGAAAACTCACTGAGCAGGACAAACACAAATACCCCCGCGCATGGGCTGATTACGAGCGCGGTGAATCTCAGGGCTTCACCGGCACACCTCTTGAGCAGTGGCCCCAGATCACCCGCGCACAGGTGAAAGAATCGAAATACTTTGAATGCCACACGGTAGAGCAACTCGCCGGACTGACCGACAGCCATTGCCAAAAAATGGGCATGGGTTTCCGCGAACTGCGCGAAAAGGCCAAGGCTTATCTAGGTGTCGCAGAATCCACCGCAGCGGCAACGGCTCAGGCTCTGGAAAACGAGAAACTGCGTCAAGAGATGGCAGAGCTTCGCGCATTGATGGCAGATCGATTGTCCGCTCCAGTGGTAAGCGAAGATAAGAAAGTGGGACGCCCACGAAAGGAAACGGCTGAATCATGACATTACTCCAGCTTATACAACAAGTATGCGATGAACTCGCAATCAATCGCCCCTCCCTTGTGGTGGGAACGACTGACCCGCAGACACGTCAAATGTCTGCCTTGTTGTATCGGCTGGGTAATGACCTGATTAAGCAGTTTGAGTGGCAACGGCTGAATAAGGAATACATCTTACAGACCGTTGCTTACTCCCGCACGGGAACAACCGTGCAAGGCTCTAACGTAGTCACCGGCATCACGACTACCGGCCTATCGACTCAGTTTGGATTGGCTGGCGTAAGTATTGAGCCATTCGCACAGATTACCTCTGTAGACAGCGCCACTCAGGTCACCATGAACATGCCTGCCACAGCATCGGGCACTGTAGACCTGCAACTCTCTCAGGTGCAATACAACCTGCCTTCTGATTGGGATAGGGAGATTCCGCAGACGGAGTGGGACAGGACTAACCGCTGGCCTCTGATGGGGCCGCAGTCCGCGCAGGATTGGCAGTCGTTCAAATCCGGAATTGTGTATGCTGGCCCCCGTGAGCGATTCCGTATTGTCGGCAATACCTATGCAATCAATCCTCCCCCGCCTAATGGACTGGTTTTTGGTTTTGAGTATATTTCTAAGGCATGGATTTACTCTGCTGGCGGCGTGGCTCAGACAGCGTTCGCTTCTGACAGTGACACTTTCATTTTCACCGACAGCTTGCTTATTACTGGCCTCAAGACAAAATGGAAAGAAGCCAAGGGCTTGGACGCATCCTTTGATTTGGCTGAGTTTAGGGGCTTACTTGAGAACAATAAGTCTCAAGATAAAAGCTACCCTAAATTGTCTCTTTCACCTATTGGCGGCTCAGTGCTACTGACTACCGCAAACATTCCAGATGGCTCGTGGATTGGCTAAAGATGACGCCATATTCTGCGCTTACAAAGCAAGCTAACAAGGGCATGTGTTACTCCATACTCTTTAGCCAACTTGGAGCCTTTTTCTCCATTCTGGAATTTTTCCAAGATTTGACGCGCGGTATCTTCCGTCAGTTTTGCGTTTTTGCTTTTGGAGCCAAATGGAACGGTGCCATGCTTGTATCGGTCAAGCGCATTGGACAGCCTAGTGTCATATCTCAAATTGCTAAGCATATTGTTGGATGGATTTCCATCGGAATGACAGCATTCCATGCCTTCTGGACATGGGCCAACGAAAGCAAGCAATACAAGCCTATGGACTCTAAAATTCTTGGCCTTCTTGTCTTTGGAAAGACGCACTTGTTTTCTTCCAAGTGTTCCATTGCATTGGCTAATAACTTGTCCAAAAAGAGGCTTAGTCAATTTTCCGTTTTTAGAAAACCCCATTCGGTCAAGGCTTCTAACTTTTCCAAAGTTGGATACTTCGTAAAGACCCTCGTAATCGGGCACGGCTTTCCAGATTTCTTCCATGTTGTTGCTCCTAGCAACGCTCCAAAATGTAAAATTCATGGCAGCCAGTGGAGCGACTGGTTTTCGGGAGCAAACCTAGCCATGAAACTGCATTATAACAAGACGTTGGGGTAAGCCATGGACAAAAAAGCAATCATTCAAGCCTTGCGAGACACAGCGCAAAGCGCGTCAAACACGCTTGCAACAAACGTATCTGCACCCGTTGATGCAATCGCATGGGCACTGCGCAAGGCTGGCCTAAACGTCAATCAACCAGTCGGCGGTGAGGAATGGATGGCTGCTCAAGGTCTAACTGCACCCGTTAAAGAAGGCATGCCAAAAATGGCCGGTGAAGTTATCGGCGGCGTTATGCCTTTGGGATTGATGAAGGGCGTTAAATGAAAGCCTCGGCAACATCCATACCCGCGCCCGTTGGAGGCCTAAACGACAGGGACGGTATCGCAGACATGCCAACTAGCGATGCCGTAGTTTTAGAGAACTGGTGGCCCTATCCGTCTTATCTCGCTATCCGCAAAGGCTCTGCAAGCCACGTAACGGGCCTTCCTGCAACCGTAGAGACACTGGTAGAGTATCTGCCTACAACCGGCGCTTCAACGCTATTCGCAGCGGCTGGCACTTCGTTCTATAACGTCACCACGGCAGGCGCAGTGGGTGCGGCTGTACAGACTGGATTGACTAACGCTCGCTGGCAACACGCGCAGATTACTACTCCGGGCGGTTCTTTCCTTTACATGGTGAACGGGGTGGATTCTCCCCGTCTGTGGAATGGAACCACATGGACGACCATTACCGGCGCGTCTAGCCCCGCTATCACTGGCGTAACTACTACGACCCTAGTTCACGCGCAGCTATTCAAAAACCGGCTTTTCTTCGTAGAGACAAACTCGATGCGGGTTTGGTATCTGCCGGTGAACTCCGTGGGCGGTGCGGCTTCGTCTATCGACCTAGGTTCTATCTTTCGTCTGGGCGGGTCAATTCAGGCATGCTATACGTGGACTATTGACGCAGGCTCCGGCTCGGATGACCATTTTGTTATTATCAGTACAAACGGCGAAGTGGCTGTTTACTCTGGCACAGACCCTTCTAGCGCATCTGCATGGAACCTAGTCGGGGTGTTTACCCTTGGCAGACCTTTGGGGCGTCGGTGCGGTATCAAATTTGGCGGTGATCTAGCGATTAACTGTATGGAAGGCGTATTCCCTCTGGGTAAGGGGCTTTTGTCTTCCTCCGTTGATAGGCGCGTGGCTCTGACAGACAAGATTCAAAACTCCGTCAGTCAAGCTGCTAACTCGTACTCAGGTAACTACGGCTGGCAGTTGTGCCAATACCCTGACAACAACATGCTGATATTAAACGTGCCAGCGGGTAACGGCATGAATTATCAGTATGCACAAAACACGATTACAGGCGCTTGGACTAAGCTAACCGGCTGGAATGCGACCGTTTGGCTAAATGCTGCGACAGGCCTTTATTACGGCGATGGAAACTCTATCAAAAAGGCATGGACTGGTAACCTAGATGTGACCGTGCCCATTCAGGCTGATGTGCTTCCTGCCTTCAACTACTTTGGCAACAAAGCGCGGAATAAATACTTCACGATGGTGCGGCCTTATCTCCAGAGTACAGGAAACCCCTCCGTGCTTTACGGGCTGAATACCGACTTCAATCTGTCAGACCCTCAAGGCTCACTAAGCTACACACCTCCTACCGGTATGGTTTGGGGTTCAATGGTATGGGGTTCGATGGTTTGGGGCGGTGGCCTGACAGGCATCACAGCGTGGCAAACAGTAGGGGCCGTGTGTAACTCTGCGGCGGTACGTCTTAAAATCCAGAATAACGGCTCAGACGTGCGGTTTACGAATATAGACTATCTCATGCAGCAAGGACAGAGCGTACTTTGAAAGTCTACGGGAACGAAGTCACATTCGACGCCGATCTAGTCGGCCCGTGGGTATCTGCAAAAACTGGTGGCCACTGGTGCAAGGGTAGGGGGACTGCGATAGGCAGACTAAAAGACGGTGAGTTAGTGGCGGGGGTTCTTTATGAGGACTACACAAAGGCCAATATTGTCTGTCATATCGCTGGTGAGGAAGGGTGGGCGACTAGGGGGTTTTTGGGTTTGATTTTCCATTACCCATTTGAGCAACTAGGCGTTAACCGGATTAGCGCACCCGTAGCAGGAAACAACATAAAAAGCAGATTGTTAATGGACAGATTAGGGTTTACACTTGAGGCAACACTAGCTCAGGCTATCCCTGATTCTGATTTGCTTATATACCGGATGTTTAAATCCGATTGCAAGTTTTTGAAGGATAGATACCATGGGTAAATCGGCAGCTCCCGCAGCACCTGACTACACAGCAGCAGCAGAGAAAACCGCAGCAGGCAACCTTGAGGCGGCTAAATACGCTACCAAGGCCAATCGGGTCAACCAATACACCCCATACGGCAACCTGACCTACCAAGAAAACGGCGATGGTACGTGGAATCAAACCCAGACCCTCACGCCACAAGCTCAGGCAACGCTAGACAAACAAATGGCGCTATCGGACAAATACGCCGATACAGCCTCTCAAGGTTTTGACAAGGTACAAGGGCTTTTGTCAAATCCTGAATTGGATATGTCGCAATTGCCTAGTCGTGCGATTGACGTGGGAAAAACAGCGCAAGAAGCAATCATGTCGCGCCTACAGCCCCAATTGTCACAACAAGACGAGGCGCTACGCACGCGACTGGCAAACCAAGGCATCACCCTAGGCTCTGACGCTTACGGCAAAGAGATGACCGCGCAAGGCCAACGCTCCAATGACCTCCAATTACAAGCAGCTCTCCAAGGTATCAGTCTAGACCAAGCAAACCGCGCAAGTGCATTGCAGGAACAGGCATACGTCCAAGACCGGCCTCTTAACTTGGTAAACGCCCTACGCTCAGGCGCGCAGGTGCAGTCGCCACAGTTCCAGAGCTACGCACAGCAAGGCCAGACTCAGGGCGCAAATTACCTTGGCGCTGCTCAGTCGCAATATGACGCAGACATCGCGGCTACTAATGCGGCAAACGCAGGCACTAGCGGCCTCACTAGCGGTCTATTTGGTATCGGCTCAGGCATCTTAGGCTTGGGTACAGGCGGCGGCGCTACCGTAGGTAGTGGATTGTTTAAGAAGGCAGGGTGGATTTAATGGACTACGATCAGCAAATCCAAGCCGCATTACTGCGACAAAAGAACGCCAATACAGGCTTTGAAACGCCTCAAGGCCAGATGGTTAGCGGGCGATTTGTTGCGCCTAACGCGCTCCAATACATTGCGGCTGGATTGCGCGGCGTAAGCGGTGCGCGTGATGCTGAAATGGCAGGACAGGAAGCACAAGACCTGCAAGCAAAGAAACAAGCAGCCATGCAAGGCGACATGAACGCGATGATTACCGCGCTACGTGGTAAACCCGCAGAGACTGTGCAACCTCTCACGCCTAATGACGACGAAGGCAACTTAAACGCGCCGGTGCAGATGCCTGCTAAAGCTGGAAGCATGGATGAGTTCTATCGTGTTGCGGCTGGCTCGCAGTTCCCTCAGTTCCAGCAAATGGGGATGCAGGGGGCGCTTACCTCTGCACAAGAGCAAGCTAAACGACTGCAAGCGCAACAAGAAAACCAGCGCATCATGGGTGTATTGCAAGCAGCAAAAACACCACAAGAAGCCATTGCAGCGGGTGTACCTGCCGACACTGTAAAAGCCTATTACGAGTCCCAAAACTATGGGAAAAACAAAGGCGTAGTGATTAACGGGCAATTGGTTGACTCCATTACTGGAAAGCCGATTGGCGCACCCGTTGAAAAACAAGTAGACGTTGCAAGCGATTTGATTATTAAAGACACCGTTACAGGAAAATGGGTTCCTAATGAGGCATTGATTGGCGCTAAATCTCGCATTGCAGCCGCTGGCAAGTCTTCTACTAACAACACTGTTATTAATGCTGGCCCTAAAGCCTTTGACACTGAACTAGGCAAAATGGACGCCGAGCAGCTTGGAAAATGGCGTGATGCTGCACAAACGGCTCAGAGCGTATTGGCTACGGTTCAAAATCTGCGCGATGCTGAAAAAGCAGGCGCATATTCTGGCGGTGGTGCAAATACCCGCCTCGGCATTGCAAACATGATCGAGGGCTGGACTGGAATTGCACCGAAGGGGCTTGTCGGTTCTCAGGTTTACAACGCAGAAGCAAGTAAGCTGATTCTTGACCGTGTGAAGGCATTGGGCGCTAACCCGTCTAACGCTGACCGTGAATTTATCGAGAAAACAGTTCCGCAACTCGGACAAAGCGCAGCGGCTCGCGCACAGCTTACAGATTGGATGGAAAAGCAGGCTGGCAAGTCTATTGGCTTGTACAACCGTGCAGACAGCTACGCACGAGAAAAGCGTGGATTGGGTGGGTTCAATATCTTTGAACAAGGCACTCCAAGCGCTCCAACGGTTCCTGATGCTGGTGCTATTGCCGCAGAGATTGCACGCCGGAAAGGTGGTAAGTAATGGATTTAACCAAGCTATCTGATGCCGATTTGATGGCGCTGCAATCTGGCGACTTGTCTAAAGTCTCTGATGCTGGTTTGGCTCTACTATCCGCAACCAAAGAAGACAAGGCGACAAGGGCGGCAAAGAACCTAGAGGAAGACCGCGCAAAGTATGCCCCTACCGTAGGCATGAGCGGCACTGACAAATTCTTTGCTGGCATGGGCAAAGCTGGATACGACATTGCCCGAGGCGTAAGGCAATACTTGCCTCAAGGCATGGGTGGTTTGTCTAATGAGCAGATTCAAGAAAGCCGCAACCTTGATGCGCCTTTGATGAATACCGGCGCTGGTATGGCTGGCAACATAACCGGCAACGTTGTTGCTGCTGCTCCCGCTGCATTTATCCCCGGTGCTGCAACTATCCCTGGCTCCGCTGCCGTTGGTGCTGCATATGGAGCATTGCAACCCGGTACAAGCGCGGGTGAGCGATTTAAAAACGTGGCTATCGGTGCGGGTGCTGGCGCAGCGGTTCCTATTGCAGTGCGCGGCGCTCAAGTGGCAAAGTCGTTTATTGACCCGCTTTATGAAGGTGGACGCAACGCCATCATGGGGCGTACACTGCGCACGGCTTCGGGCGGCAATGCTGATGAGGTAGTCCGCAATCTACGGGGTGCACAAGAGCTAGTTCCAGGCTCACTGCCTACCGCTGCCGAAGCTGCAAATAACCCCGGCATCGCAGCACTACAGCGCACAGCTACTGCCGCAGACCCCGTGGCCATGAATCAAGTGGCCGCACGTCAGGCCGCCAACAATGATGCGCGTATTGCTGCGCTGCGCAATCTGGCTGGCGACAAAACAGCAAAAGAGGCGGCATTGCAAGCCCGACAAGGTGCGGCAGAGGTGGCATATAGCCGTGCGCGTAATTCTGACTTAATGCGCCGAGAGTTGTCCATTCAAGACCAGATCGCAAAAGACGCTCAATTTGCTGGCCTAGGTTCACTTGGTAATGCACCTGTAAGAACCGAAGCGCAATCCGCAGCGATGGCTATTCGTCCAACTAAAGCCCTAGAAGACTTGGCAAAGCGGCCTTCATTCGCTGGGTTTATCAATGATGCAAAACGCATGGCTGCAGATAAGGGTGTCGATATTGGCAATCCTTTAACCTCTATTGATGGACTACACTATCTCAAACTAGCCATTGATGATGCCTTGGAGCCTACTGCTACAAACGCACTAGGACGCAATGCAAAGTCTGCTTTGATGGATATGAAAACCACTCTTACCAAAGAGATGGACGCCATATCCCCTGTTTACGGTGCTTCACGCGAAGCCTATCAGCAAGCCTCACGCCCTATTAATCAGATGGCGGTGGGTGAGGAATTGATGGGTGCTGTCAATCCGCTAACTGGCAAAATCATGCCATCGCAATTTGCGCGAAAACTGAGTGATGAGACTGCGCAGACTGCTACCGGATTCAAAGGCGCAACGCTTGAAAACACATTGGAGCCTGCACAGCTTCAATCCATGAATGCGCTAAAAGATGACTTGGCACGGGCTAACTTTGCCGAAACCGCAGGCCGTGGCGTAGGCTCTGACACCGTACAAAAAATGGCGTTTAGCAACATGATGCAGCAAAGCGGATTGCCTGCAATGGTGACTAACTTTGCGCCGCTTGGAGTAGTTGGAAACCTTGCACAAAAAGCAGGGCAAGTGGTTTACCGTGATGCCAATGAACGCATGGCTGCGCAACTTGCACAAAGCCTGTTAGACCCTCGGGAAGCTGCTCGATTAATGGAAGCCGGAATGGTTACGCCACAAATGCAAGCGCTAGTTCAAGGGCTTCGCAGAGGCGGTGCGGCTATCGGTTCCTCAGTGCCGGGGCTTATTCAGGCGAATCAAGAATAAGCGTTTCAACCAACACTCAGGAAAATGACGAATAACCATGATTCTGATGAAATACAAGAAGCATAGTATTAGAGCCGCTGCTAGTGGCTTTAAAATTAGCGCGATAGCGAATGAGATTTGTTCGGGCGTCATGCCTACAGTGTAAAGGAATCAACTATGTCCCGAAATGGCTCAGGCGGAATTTTTAGCAATCATTCGCTTGTTTGCCTCTCTAATTGCGTGGCATTTTTTGCATTTTCTAAAGCCTTGTTTGCTAATGCTCGTATTAGCTTCGCTGTATTCATGTCCTTGTGGGCAATGTGTTTTTGCCTTTTGACGCGCTCCGTTGGCTTTTCCTCCAAGCGCAAGACCATCTTTGTAGACTCTTTTGTTTTTGCTAAGAACCTCTCCAAGGGTGAGACCTTGTTTCGCTCTTTCTACAATTGTGTCCGGTTTTACTCCAATAGTTTTTGCAAGCTCTGCGGATTTGTATTGCTTGCCGTCTATAACAACAAACTTGGTATTTCTTCGGTTCAATTGCTGCTCGGAACGAGTAGACCATTTACAATTTTCCGGAGAGTAGCCAAGATCGTTGTTTATTCTGTCAAGCGTGTGACCTTCCGGCCTTTCTCCCATGTCGGATACAAAGTTTTTAAAACCTTCTCCGCCACGAATAGACCAACGATCACAAACGGTTATGCCCCTGCCTCCGTAACTAGAGAATTGTTTAAAGTTTGGCTGCTCGCATCGAATAATCATTCCATGCCAGCATGAGTACAGTGGGTGAGGTTTTTTAAACGGCATATAGGCTCCTAAAGTAAGCCAATTATGCCATGAAATGGAAAAGGAAAGCAAACTATGCCGAGGAATGGTTCAGGAGGCTACACGGCTCCATCAAACAGTTTTAATTCCGCAATCAATGGAGTAGCTGCCACGGCTACCGATTGGAATGCGACGCTTACAGATTTAGCCGCAGCCATTCAGCAATCTATCAGTGCTGACGGACAAACCCCCATTACTGGCAATTTGCAGATGGGCGGCAACAAGCTGACAAACCTTGCCGCAGGCTCTGGCACGGGTCAATCCCTCCGGTATGAACAGTTATTCAGCCAAGGCACTCTGACTGATATTGCCTCTGCCGCTACGCTGGACATTGGCGCACAGTTAACCAACTTCCTCCGAGTGACTGGCACGACTGGTGTAACTTCGTTTGGCACGAACTACAACGGGCCAAGGTTCCTTATCTTCGCTGGTGCGGTTCTTTTGACGCATTCAGCTACTTTGGTACTTCCGACGGCTGCAAACATCACCACGGCGGCAAATGATGCCCTGATTGCGGTTCCTATCTCTGGTGGATGGCAGGTTGTCGCTTATCAGAAGGCAGACGGATCGGCATTGTCTGCGCCTCTTATCGCAGCTACTACCGCAGGCACTAGCACTGCTTACACGCTTACCCCGTCCCCAGCGATCACGGCTTACGCTGCCAATCAAACGTTTTGGGTAACATTCCATACAGCCTCTGGCGCTACTCCGACGATCACAATTAATGGTGTTGCAACGCCTCCAAACTTGGTTAAACAGGATGTTACAGGCGCGTATGTCAACATCCAAGCCGGTGACATTCCTACAAACCATCGAAGCCGTGTAACGCTGATTAGCACGACTCAGGCGCTGGTAGAGGAATTGCCTCCCACGGTTAACCAAGTTCAACCCGTTACGGCCTCCGTAGCAGGTAACGCTCTGACCGTTGGACTAAATCCCACTGTTCTAGAGTTTCGCTCCACTACTCTGACAACTGGCGTACCCAACAAACGGACAGTGCCAACGGCTATTAGCCTTGTGGTGCCGAACACTGCGACCCTAGGAACTGTTAGCGCTGTGGCGTCTCGCTTGATTCTTGTCGCCATTGATAACGCTGGCACGGTAGAGATTGCAATCATCAACTTGGCAGGCGGCACAAACCTAGACGAAACCGGCCTAATTAGCACGACTGCAATTAGTGGTGCAGCTACAAGTGCAAGCGTTTTCTATTCGACCACAGCACGAACAAACGTACCTTATCGGGTTGTCGGGTGTGTAGACTCTACTCAGGCAACGGCAGGCACATGGGCAACTGCTCCATCATTGGTGCAGGGTATGGGCGGCAATGCGCTCGATGCCATGCAGTCAATGGGCTACGGGCAGACTTGGCAGAACGTGAACGCATCTCGCGCAGTAGCAACCACCTACTACAACACCACAGGAAAGCCAATCGTTGTTGCGCCCGAGGCTGTGTCATCGTCTACTGCATCAACAATTTCTATCAATGGAACGCAGATTACAAGATTTATTCTGTCTGCATGGGTGATTGTTCCTCATGGTGCTTCTTATAACGTAACCGCACTAAGTGGCGGTCAGTCAACATGGTGGGAACTCCGCTAAGGACTAAAAAATGCAACACTACAAAGCCCCCGACAACTCACTGCACTGCATCGAGCCTGAATTCGCTTATTTGCTTCCCGAAGGCTGCATTGCCATTACGGAAGAAGAATCCGAGGCACTGCGCCATGTTCCGCAGGTTGACCCAAAAGACGCCATACGCGCTCAGATCAAGCAGCTAGAAGCCGAGCAACTGATGCCCCGCGCCACTCGGGAATTTATGCTCACATTCATGGAAATGAACGCACCGGCTGAAGTGCTGGAAGTAAACCCCGGCTACCAAGCAGTCAAAGCCTTTGATAACCAGATCAAGGCTCTGCGGGACTTGCTGTGATCTTCCTATTCCTCATCCTTTTAAAACCCGCCTTGGAGTGCGTAGAGGGTGGAAAGTGGTGGCACTGCTGGGCAGTCATACCCGCATTTATTCTAGACGTGCTTATCGCGCATACGACATGGGCGCTAGTTTTTGGCTGGCCTGAACGTGGCGAATGGACTATCTCCCACACGCTAGAACGCATAATCTCAAAACATGAGCATGAGAGGTGGCTACTTGCTGCCGCTATCGCCAAAGAGATCAACTCAATATCGCCCAACCATATCAAATCAATGGGGTAAAAATGAACGTAGAGCCTTCAATGTTTGAAATCATTAAAGACTGGGTTTTAGTTCCCCTTGCGGGTGTTGCGGCATGGGCTTGGAATCACAACGAAGCCGAGCATAAAGCGATCAAAGACGCGCACGAAAAGCTAAAAGAACAAGCCTCTCAGGGACAATCTAAACTGAGTGACAAGTTCATGGAACACATAGACTACCGTGTGACCGAAGCTATCAAATTCGCCAGAGAAGAAGATAGTCGCATCATGAGTGAAATGGAAACCCAGCGGGGTCACATCGCTAAGATATTCGACAAGCTGGAAGAACACGCTAGACGCTCCGAAGATAGGCACGTAGAGATGCTGAGTGCCATTCATGAGGGGCTATCCCGAAAGGCTGACAAATGATTACCGCACTTTTATCCTTCCTCGGCGGCAATGTCTTCCGCATGATCTTCGGTGAGGTCATTAGCTATCTCAACAAAAAGCAAGACCACGCGCAAGAGCTTGACCGCATGAAGCTGCAAAACGCCATAGACGCTGCCCAGCATGAGCGAAACCTTAAAGCCATTACAGTACAGGCTGAACTAGGCGTAAAGACCATTCAAGTGCAGGCAGAGGCGGCAATTGGTGAGATTGAGGCGCAGGGCTGGCTAGAGGCTGTCAAAGCAACCGCTACCAAGACCGGCCTTGTTTGGGTTGATGCTTGGAATTCAGTGATTCGGCCTGCTGTGGCGACATGGGCTGTAGGCATGATGACCCTTAACGAATTTGGCGTTATTGTCATGAGCGAAAACACCATAGCTCTGTCTGGTGCTGCTCTGGGCATCTATTTGGCTGACCGTTCATTGTTTAAGCGCGGAAAATGACATCAATCGAGATTGCAGCCGCTTTAGCGCGTAGGTTTGAGGGTTTGTACCTTACCCCCTATCTATGCCCTGCCGGTGTCCCCACGATTGGTTATGGGGCTACCTACTACGAAGGCGGCACACCCGTAAAGTTGACAGACCCAAAAATAACAAAAGAACGCGCAGAGGAACTGCTTTTATGGATGGTGCGCACAAAGTACCTACCAACAGTGATGCGCCTATGCCCCAAAATAGACACGCCAGAACGTGTAGCCGCTTTGATTGACTTCACTTTCAACCTAGGCGGCGGCAACCTGAAGGCGTCAACCCTTCGGCGTAAAGTAAATGCTCAGGATTGGGATGCCGTACCCGCAGAACTCCGTAAATGGAACAAAGCGGGTGGGCGTGTGCTTAGGGGGCTGACGATTCGGCGCGAGGCTGAGATTGCACTGATTTAGCCAGCGTCTGCGCAGACCTAGCAGGCCCGTGCTTAGTACAAACCAAAGCCCTACCGCCTAAAACAAATTTAAGCGTGTGAGGGCCTTCGGTTTTCTTGCCGCATACGGCACACCAGCGTAAATTGGTCAAAGAAACCCAATCAAAAGAATAACAACAAACACGCCGACAATCGCCAGCGCGTCACGGATTCGTCCTATTAAAGCAAACATAAAATAAGAAACGCCAGTGCAATAAGACTAGCCTTCATCACTATCAGATCGTGTTTGTGCATTTTCTAGCTCCTGTGCAAGTAGTAGAGCATCAAGAGCGATCGCCCTCAGTGCCTCGATTGGTTTCCCAGATTGCAGGTTAGCCCGCACATCTTCAAGGAAAGTGTATAGCCGTTGGTGGGTAGTTTGCATAGGTGTTTACCCTAGGTCAGAACGGCACGTCATCGAGGTCATCAAACCCGCTGCCCTGAGAACCCCGAGGCGCTAGGCGGCTAGGTGCTGGCCGTGCTGGTGGCTGTTGCGGTACGCTTGCGGGTTGTTCCTTGCGCTGGAATGACAGACTTCTGAATTGAACGCCCTTTGCACTGGTTTTGTTCCAGCTAGAAACCCAGTATTCGACGCCATCAATGACGCATGAGCCTTTACCGTCTGGGTGGGTGTCTTTTTCCTTGCGGTCGTTTTTGAAAATTGACCCGCTGTTGTCTTTTGGGGTGTATGGGGTATCGTATGCCATGATTAGCCTTTCGTCTGGTTGTGTTTGCGGATTGCGCTGCGGGTTTTTGAATCAAGGAAACGCTCAAGGTACAGCTCTTGTACATCGTCTAGCGGTTCTTTGTAGCGCTCAAAATTGGCCTCATCGAATTTGCCCTGAGCTACAAGGTCTGTAACGAGTTTAGCCGTGTCTTGTAGGTAGGTTTTCCAGTCTTCGGACAAGTCGTCTCCAATACCCGTTAAACCGCCTTGGCACTTGACTTCTTTTTGCTTCACTTCGTGAGTGTGCGCGTCTGCATCGTTGTCTGATTCAGTGGGAATGCTGAATGCCTGAAAACATGCGTATTTGTAAGCCGCGCTCATGGCCTTGTTTGTAGCTTTGTCGCCACTGTCCATGGCCTCACCAAAGGTCTTTACCGTGTGTCTAGAGCCATCCTCTGCGCTCACAAAGTCAAACTCTGAATCAACGGTTACATAGAACAACGCGCCTCCGTTTTTGCTGGTGCGCTCGTCAACCGTGCGAGACAACACCCGAGGCAGGATACATAGCCCATGCTTTGCCAATAGTGGCGCAATGGCGTTATAAACGTCATCAATGCCGCGAAACTTGTATCCGCTACCTTGTGTATTGGTACGGTCTTTTGTAATGCCACTGACAGCCAATTCAGCCTGTACAGCGTTGATAGCTTTGTAAACAATCATCCCACAATCTCCTTCATCATTACTGCCTTAACTTGCGTTTTTGTCAGGCCGATAGCCTCAAGCTCAATAGCTACGCGCTCACATGTCCAATCCTCGGCGTATGCCTGTTGAATGATTTGTTGCTCAGTCATTTCCACACCTTGTAAGCACGTTTCAGAGAGTTAAGCACCGTGAAACCGGCGCGGCGGTAGATCAGATATTGGCGGATGTATTTCATGCGACCTCTGAGAAAAGTTCCAGTTCATCAAGATTCTGCTTAACAAAGGAAGCCTGAACCGTCTGGATGTAAGCCTTAACCAATGGGCACTCGCTTTTTTCCAGCATAGCCACAAATGCGTTATGCGCTGCTGTCTCGCTGCCGTAATCCTCAAAAACGTCTTTCATGGCGTACTGAGAAAGCTCACCGCCGATGTTCTTGCGGTAGCTAATGTAGGGAACGCTCAGTGATGTGAAAGGCGCTGTGCCGATTGCGTTGAAGGTTTGGTTGATAGTGTCTAGGTGCATTTATCGCTCCGGTTTGTTGATGTGATGGATTGTCTAGCATAAATTTGACGTTGAACATTAGGGGAAACCCTAATACCGATACCCGCCTAACTGTGCAATCATTACCACCGTTTCAACCAAAGGAGCAATATGAAACTCAACGAACGTCTGCGCCGGATGCTTATCTCTATCGCGCAATCACCACGCCGTGAACAATACTTTACCCACGGAGACTACAACGCACCGCTACACCCCGAAGTCTTAAACGGCTGGCTCACTCAGTTGGTCGAGGCTGGCTATTGCTTTGAGGCCGAAGGCGCGTACCACATCACAGTAATGGGCCGCCAAGCGCTAGACCAGAAGAACACAGCGGGGGTGCGTCAGTATGTGATCGGGCGCGGAACGTATCGGACTGGTGACGGTGACCCACAGCCTACGTTCTATCGTCCGGGGTCTGACCATTCGCACATTAAATCATTTGGGCAAGGATGCTAAACATGGAATACGAAGACTTTGTAAAGAGCAAGCGCCGCGCAGAAGTTGCAACCGGCCATGCTCCGGGTGAACTAAATGAACACTTATTTGACTTTCAGCATGCTATCGTTTCATGGGCCGTGCGCCGTGGCCGTGCTGCTATCTTTGCCGATACCGGCCTCGGTAAGACTTTGATGCAGCTTTCATGGGCTGATGAAGTTCAATCCCATACTGGCGGCATTGTGGTTGTATTGGCTCCTTTGGCAGTGTCTGAGCAGACAATCGAGCAGGGTGCTACCTTTGGCATTGAAGTGAAGCGCATCCCATTGGGCGATGCTCCATCTGGCCCCGGCGTGTGGATTACCAACTATGAGCGCATGGATGCTATCGACTTTTCGGAGTTGTCTGGATTAGTTTTGGATGAGTCATCTATCCTGAAAGCCCATGACGGAAAGACGCGCCAAAAGATCATCACACAAGCCCAGTCCGTACCCTATCGCCTGAGCTGCACCGCTACGCCTAGCCCTAACGACTTTGAGGAACTAGGCAACCAGTGCGAATTTTTGGGGGTGATGACCCGCACGGAGATGCTGGCCACGTACTTCATTAACGATGCTGGAGACACTGGCACATGGGTTCTAAAGGGATGGGGTCAATCTCGATTCTGGGAATGGATGGGCACATGGGCAGTCGTATTGCGTAGTCCTGCTGATATTGGTTTTGATGGCTCACGCTATGACCTGCCTACATTGCATTACCATGAGCATGTGGTGGAAACTGATGCTCTAGGCGATGAGTTGTTTTCCCGCCCTGCCCAGACTATGGCCGAGCGCCGCAAAGCGCAACGCGACAGCATTGAAGCACGATGCAAAGCCCTTGCAGACATTGTGAACGGTGAACCTAACGAGCCTTGGCTTATCTGGTGCCACTTGAACGATGAGGCCGAGTTGCTGAAAAGCCTAATCCCCGGCTCCGTAAACGTCCAAGGCTCCGATAGCCCAGAAGTCAAGACAAAGAACCTGATCGGCTTCGCGCATGGTGATGTGCGGGTAATGATTTCAAAGCCAAAGATCGCAGGGTACGGGATGAATTGGCAACACTGCGCACGGATGGCGTTCGTGGGGCTGGATGACTCATTCGAGAAGTTCTACCAAGCCGTGCGCCGCTGCTATCGTTTTGGACAAAAGCGAGAAGTGCAAGTCCACATTTTCACGGCTGAGAACGAAGGCCAGATTCTGGCAAACATCAAACGCAAAGAAGTACAGCACCACGATATGAGCGCAAACATGATCGAACACATGAAAGACATTATGAACAAAGAACTGGCAGGACAAGAGAACATCGTAGACGAGTACCGCGAGGACACTTACAACGGCGACGGATTTACAGTCCATCTAGGTGACTGCGTGAAGTGGACGCGCCGCATGGCCGATAACAGCGTGGATTACTCTGTTTTCTCTCCACCGTTTGCGGATCTCTTTGTGTACTCCAACAGCGACCACGATATGGGCAACTGCAAAGACGATGAAGAATTTGTCCAGCAGCTTAAATTCCTGATTGCAGAACTTTTCCGAGTCGTGAAGCCGGGGCGTAACGTGTCTTTTCATTGCATGAATCTGCCGACCACAAAGATGCGTCAAGGCTTCATTGGTTTGCGTGACTTCCGAGGCGACCTTATCCGCGCTTTCCAAGATGCTGGATTTATCTATCACTCCGAGGTTTGCATCTGGAAAGACCCCGTAGTTGCGATGCAGCGCACTAAGGCTCTGGGTTTGCTGCACAAGACAATCCGCGAAAACAGCACCATGAGCCGCATGGGTCTGCCTGACTATGTGGTGACAATGCGCAAGCCCGGAGATATTGAAGAACGAGTAACGCACGGCGATGACCTGCCCGTCATGATGTGGCAAAAGTATGCAAGCCCTATCTGGGATGACATCAACCAGTCGCGCACATTGAACAAGCTGCCTGCGCGTGATGACAACGACTTGAAGCACATGTGCCCGTTGCAATTGGATGTTATTGAGCGATGCATCCACCTCTGGACAAACAAAGGCGATACCGTGTTTTCTCCATTCACCGGCATCGGCTCTGAGGGCTATTGCGCAGTCAAGATGGGCCGCAAGTTCATTGGGACTGAGCTAAAACCCGCATATTGGGAACTGGCTCACCAGAACATCTCCGATGCGCAAAAAGAGCAGCAAGGACTATTTGCATGAAACAACACCGCCCTGAAAAGCGGTTAGAGCGCGAGGAATACCTATCACGCGCTCGTTCTATGGCCCCTCGGGGCCAAGACTTACCGCAAACCAAGTTGCTAGACCTTGACATCGTTTCAATACGAAGCGCTGCGAAACAACGCGAGAACCTACGAAAGCACATCAAAAACAATCTGAGCAACGAAGCCTTAGCGAAACAATACGGCGTTCACGTTCGGACCATTGAAAAGTGCCTAGCGTATGAAACCGGCAGTCATATCCCATGAAGTGCGTTAGATGCGGCAAAGAAATGGACAAAGCCGCAGCATGGGTAGGCGCGTATCCTATCGGGCCAAAGTGCCTAGAGAAAATGGACGGTAAACGGCTGAACGTCCATTCCAAAGTAGTGAAAAGCGATCAGCCTGATTTATTTGGAGAGCAAGATGCAGAAAACCACCCAAGGCCGCAAACTGATCGCCCTGCTTAAAAAGCGAGGTATGTCCACCCTTGAGCTACAACAGGCGGGGCTATCAACCTGCCCATGGAAGCGCATTAGTGAGCAGCTTACATGGCGTGAGGAGCTAGTCAAAACCAAGCGCTACCCCGATAACGGGCGCTGGTTTTATGTCTATCGGGTAGTGACTAAAAAGGTGTAAACATGGACGGATTCGATAAATTTTGGGCCGCATGGCCACGGTCTACCCGCAAAGGCGCTAAGGCCGCTTGTCTGGCAAAGTGGAAAAAGGGCTACTATGAAACATGCCATGACCAGATCATCAAGCATGTGGAATGGATGAAAACAACGGATGACTGGCGCAAGCAAAACGGCGCTTTTATTCCGGCCCCATTGGTCTATTTGAATCAGCAACGGTGGGACGGTGCGGAAATCCCTGAGATGGTCACCAAGAGCGCTATAGACCCCGAATTGGCGCGAAAAATGGCAGACGCTAAAGCGGCAACCCGCCCACCGAGTGATTTTTTTGAGCAATTGCGGAAAAAGTTGCACAACTAGGGGAAACCCTATAAAATCACATCATCACCGTGGAAAGTGATGTAAGTCGAAAGCCGTTACACATGCCTTCGCCCTTGGTTTCAATCCGTAGGGTTTCCACCGAGGGCAGTTGTAACGGCTTTTTTCATTTCCGCCGTACTCCACACGTTAGCAAGAGCCTGAATGGGCTGCGTGGAAGAAAACACCGGCACGCGAAACACCCCGCGATTTTGTCCGACCAAACTTGGTTGAGGTATTGGTTAAAGCTCACGGTAACTCAGGTGGAAACTAGGCCGTGTGTATAAGCGAATCAACCCGTCATGCGCACTTGGTGCTTTTTGTGTCTTTAGGCAATAAAAAGCATGGAGAGGGAAGGAAGAGATTGGTCTCTATCCACCCTAGGATAACCTTAGCCGAAAATAAGGGTGAAGCAAGGGTAAACCCTAATACCCAAAGCAGCCCGTTAAAAGTACAGTGAAGTTTTAGGAGCGAGAGATGACCGATTACCACAATGGCGAAGAAGCCTACCGTTTGGCCGCATGGCTACAAGAAGGCGCATTTCATAAGATGACGCTTGGCGACGTTGAAAAAGCAGGCCGTTTGCTTATCAAACTACAAGAGCGACTTGTAGAGATGGAAAAAGAATACGACGCGAGCATGGTTCATCAAAACAACCAATACAACCGGCGTGTTTCTGAGCGTGATGCACTTGAATTGCGCTGTCATCAATTGGTTTGTGAGTCCGCCAGATATGCGGCAGAGATATCACTTGGAAAGTCGGCAACCATCAAGCTTTCTATGGCTCTTGATGAGGCCCAGTCTCAAAGCGATAGGCGCGCCGCATTGTTGCGTCAATATCACTTGGGACATAAAACACCGGCCTTGATCGAGGCGGTAGAAAAGGAGATCAAATGACAACAAAAGGCGCTGAAATGATGAAGGAAATTTATCAAGATGTTTTGGACATTGGAAAGCAAGCATTGGATTTGAAGGCACGTTGCGAGGCGATGGATCTTGCATTGAGGGTTGAGCGTGGCGCAGCAAATTCTTATGCCAGACAAGTTGCCCACTGGATTGGCAAACATGATGCACTTTTGGAGCAACAACTCAATGCGGCAAGTCAGCCAGAATGGAATGATGAAAACGTCATCAAATATTGCATTGATCGTGGCATCAACGCTGCAAAGCCATGAACCACCCCGAAGCCCATAACCTACTAGACCAACGAAAAGCAGGCGCAGACCTACCAGCTCACATAGTCAATCAAGCGCTATTCCTAACTGGCGACCTGAGCGAAAACGAACTAGCTAGGGTAAACCCTAATTCACAAAATGACCAAGCTAACGATAATTGGCCTATCCCTAGCGGTTTACGGACTGTCTAGGCTAATAGGTAGACTTTTAGGAGGTGAGAATGTTACTGAGTGATGATGAAATTAATGCAATGGCAGATGCTGCATTCAGGGATTACATGATCGACAAAAACGACGATCACAACAATGCATTTGCCCGAGCCATCGAGTCCGCGATTCTGGCAAAGCTGGCTAGTGCGGAGTTGCCGGAACCGGTCGTAATTGACATGCATGTGTCTGGTTATGTGATTCGAGGCTATAAGAAAGACCAACTACGCCAAGCCTACGCACAGGGAGCAGCAAGCCAGCTTACACAAGAACCCACAGCGCTTATGTATCAGCACGACGAAACGGGGCGCGTTGGCTTTCTTGAGGCATGGGGGCCGGTTGAGCAGTTCAAAAAATCAAACCCACGGCTGAAGATTGTTGCCAAGCCATTCACCCTCAAGGAGCCGAAATGACACTGATTGAACGACTGCGCGCACTTGCCAAAGGCCCGAGCATATTCTGGGAAGCCGCCGATGCCATTGAATCGCTGCAAGCAGAGAACGAGCAACTGCGCATACAGCTCGCAGGCTGTGGTGTTGCTGCGATGCAAAACACTGAATCCTCAAAAGCGCAACGGGTGCAGAAAGGAAGCTATGGGTGGTCTGGGAGCTACGGCGATGTGTGCCGCGCAGTAGACCGTGAGATTGAGCTACGCACAGAGCGCGATGCCCTTGCTGCAAAGCTGGTGCCGCTGACGCAGGAGCCGGTTGGATATACGGATAGCACCGGCAAGGCATTCGCCGTGAAATGGAGCGGCCTACTGCCACCGAACATCACACTTTACCCAGCACCCAAGCAAGCTCAAGAGCCGGTGAGCGACGTTGCTCATATGGTCAATCGGTTCCTAGGTTGGAAACTACCGCGAGAGTTTGCGCCTGATGGCGGAATCACGTTCCACCGGAAAAACCCGAAAGGTTTTGACTTGCCTCACTGCTGGCCCGTTGGAACAAATCTGCTTACAACAGACCAAGCGCGTGCAATGTTTGAGTATTGCCTGCAAGGGGCAGCACCTCAAGCGCAAGAGCAAAAGCCGGTAGTAAAAGTCACTGCCAGCATGCTTGGCATCTTTCCGACTTGGTTTGACCCTGAGTGGCACAAAGTTGCAAGATGGCACAAAAACGATGTTTGGGGGCATGACCGACAGGTATCTCTGTATGCCCACCCAGCACCCAAGCAAGCGGAGCCGACAGACCTAGCCATCCGGATTAAGGCCATTCTTGAGGGCATAGATCAAGACGAGTTCAAGAGCCCCGATGGATGGTGGGAAACCGCCGCTGGCGCGGAGTTCGGTGCCAACAAACTGAAGCTGGTGCTCGAAGCCATAAACAAAGCCGCACCCAAGCAAGCGAAGCCGAGCTGGCAGCCTATTGAATCAGCGCCGAAGGATGGGACGGAGTTCCTTGGCCTACGCGGCAACAAGATTGCCAACGCCTACAGAGTGCAGCGCGATGACTGCGAGATGTGGAGCTTTGGAGGGTCGTCTGGCGATGTGGAAATTGCCCCGCACACCAAGCCCACCCACTGGATGCCATTACCAAAAACGCCCAAGGAGACGCTATGAAAAAGCGAGGTCAAGTAGTTCATTCGCCGAAAGAAAGAATAGAACGGCTATCGGTTGTTGACCTAGCAACGGGATGCTGGAATTGGATTGGCTCAACAAGAAATGGATATGGGCGATTGATGGCTGGCTCTAGAACTGATGAGACGAGAAAATCAGTTTCTGCTCACCGCTATTCATATGAGGCGCATATTGGCGCAATCACAGATGGCCTGCACGTTTGCCACAAGTGCGACAACCGTAAATGCGTAAACCCAGAACATTTGTTTCTTGGAACGGTTCAAGACAACGCAGATGACCGAGTTTCCAAAGGACGCAATAACCACGCAATTGGAGAAAAACTCGCAACATCAAAACTCAATGATGCTGACGTGCTTTCCGCGCGTAGATTGAGGGCGCAGGGCGTTACTTTTCAAGCCATAGCTGACCGTTTTGGAATTGACAAGAGCACCGCCATCAAAGCCGTTAAAGGGCAGATGTGGAAACATGTGCCAACTCCACCGGAGGCGAAATGACCGACATCATCAAACTGGCTAGAGAGGCTGGAATGAAAGCAAGCATTGGCAAAACAGACAAGCAGGGTAACTATCACCCCAATGTCAACGCGCTCTTTTCATCGGTTCCCATTGAATGGCTTGAGCGCTTTGCAGAGCTTGTAGCCGCACCTCTGAAGGCTGAGAACGAAGCACTGAAGGCTGATGCTGAACGGTTGGACTGGCTGAATCTGGCAGGAAATCACTATGCGTTTCACCTTTCGGGTACTTGGTACAGCCGCAAAGACCATGGAAGCCCATACAAAAAGCACAGCAACATTCGCGCCGCTATAGACGCAGCACGCGCAAAGGAGCAGACATGACCCACGAAGCAGGCAAGGGCGACAAGCAGCGGCCAACAAACATGGACGAATTCCGCAAGAACTGGGAGCGTATCTTTGGCAAACCACCCGTTAACAACACTCCGAACCCGGCTGATCGACCACATCCTGAGCCTGAAAAAGATTGATGAGGATTACGCACGATGGGCACTCAAGAACTACGAGACGATATTTCCCGAGTTGGAGCTAATCAAGGGCGTGAGGGAGAGGCTTAATGCGTTACGCACGCAGGGTTGATGGAAATCAGGCCGAAATAGTCCAAGCCCTACGCAAAGCAGGCGCACGGGTCAAGATCGTGCATCAGCCCTATGACCTGCAAGTGTGGATAGGCGATAGAACCTGTTACATGGAAGTCAAAAACCCAAAAACAGGCTACGGGCGCAAGGGAATGAACGCAAAACAGGCCGAGGAAGCGCAAGGTCTACCAGTTTGCATGGTGGATAGCGTGGAATCTGCACTCAGGGCGCTAAAAGTTCTTCAATCTTAGGGTTTCCCCTAATTCGCAAGCGTAAAAAAGTGCTAGACAATTCAGCTATCAACAACACGGAGAGAGCAAATGAACGCTAAATATGAGTTTGTAAAAGGTGATGAAAAAGTAATAGCACCGGGCCGCACTGTTAAGCGCATTCGTGCATTGGTGGCTATTTCGTACTTTGTTACTCCCAGTGCATTGGGTGGATACATTGAAAGCGAGAAAAATCTTGATGTGACCGGCGATGCGTGGGTGTCCGGCGATGCGCGGGTGTCCGGCGATGCGTGGGTGTACGGCGATGCGTGGGTGTACGGCGATGCGTGGGTGTCCGGCGATGCGCGGGTGTCCGGCGATGCGTGGGTGTACGGCGATGCGTGGGTGTACGGCAATGCGCAGGTGTACGGCGATGCGCGGGTGTCCGGCGATGCGTGGGTGTACGGCGATGCGTGGGTGTACGGCGATGCGCGGGTGTCCGGC